GGGATGCGTTGACATTCCATCTATTACTCTGTGGGGAGGTGGGGTCACGGCTATTGAAGGCGTTCCACGCATGTTTCAGCCTGGTGTTTAATGAATTTGGCAATTGGATTACCTCCTAATCCTGGGGTTAACCCAAAGTTTAATATGCTGAGCCTAAGGACATCCTTCTCCAGTTTTTGTCGGTTACCGTGTTTGTGTCAATGCAGACGTATTCATAAGTGGTGTCAAACATACGCTGGCCCTTAAAGCCAACCGTGCCATCAACACCGCCACTTAATTTAGTGACACCAGCTGGAAATGAACCGTTAGCCATATCTGCAGCAATGGTTATGTTATTACCAGCGACTCCGGCAACGTCTGCTGTAAGCACAACGGTATCGCCCGCACCAGCAGCAGCACCTACGCCCTGAGTATCAGATATTGTTATAGCAGCAACAAGCGCAGTTATAGCATCAGAAGCAGAGCAATCTATTCCCGAACCAAGAACATTCGCTGCAAATACATTTGTTGCAGCTGTAAAAGTCTCAGTCGTTGCGATGGTGTCGCCGACCGTTCCTCCGACAATGGCTATGATACTCGATTCGTCGTTCTCAAACGGTGTGGCTCTAACCAATGGATGCGGAATATTAACACCGTCAACACCAGCAACAGCTTTTACAAAATTATCCTGAGCTTCGTCGATGTCGGCGCCTATAGATATTTCCCCGTCAGCAGTGTCGGTCCCAACAGGAACAAATATGTACGTCTTATCACCGAGGGTTACGGTGTCACCCGACGTTGGTTGGGTATCCATTGTTAATGTGCCAGAAGACGCCGTTGTGCTTAGAGAAATGTCAACGGCTATGTTAGTCGCCGCTGTTTTTGTCTGAGCAGCATCGGCCAGGAACTCATAAACGTCAGTTCCGATGGTAACAGTCTCTCCGTCAATAACCACACCAGTGAGTGTTAAGGTCGCTTTGGCATTTACAGCGTTAACCGGAGTACCTTCAACAGGAAAGTTATTAATGATCTCATCGATTTTATCACCAAGTTTAACGGTTTTTCTCTGTTCCATGGAGACATTATTAAAGACTTTTCTTTCAGTTGCTGATAAGTTTATCATTTTGTGTTCTCCCCTTTACTTATCTGTTTATTTTTTTCCGGCATTAGTAATTTTCATGGCGTAATCGGTATCCGCTCCAGCAAGACGTCCTTTCTGGCTCATAAGGAACTTACTAGCTACCTTCCATCCGTTCGAATATCCAGCCTTGTCCTGAAGAGTAGCAATTGGATTACCTCCTATTACTAAGAAAACTTTTAAAAAGAAAAGGAAAGTATTAAACTTTCCTGCGGCCTTTTGTACGTACGACTTTCCTTATCGCGATGTCATTGTTCGGAGTCTCAAAAACTTCTTTTGCTATTGCTTCTAATGCTCCAAGCGCTTCGTCCCGATTCTGCGCATCAATACGTATTATAACCCGATTGCTCGTCTTACCACTTTCCTTTTTGAAGGTATTCTTTATTGAATTTTTAATTTGCACCACTTTATCGCCCATAGCATGTCTTACGTCTGGTAACATAATTAATGCTGTAACGGCTAATGTCGTCACAGGCATTATTACTTCTGTTATCCAGAGTCTTGCGTTCCTGCTAGATTCGATATCCTTGTATGTCATTTTAAAATCCTCCTTTAATATCTTTCATTAAAGGATTTGTTTTTAATGCGAAGATCTCTAGACACTTTTAGCAAACGCTTCCCAACGTTTTATTGCGGATTCTATTTCACGTATGTTTTCTCGATACATTTTAGCCGTGTCAATAGACTTGGCGCTTCGTATCTGCTTCTGATTATCGGCCAACTCTTCTCTTAGATTTTTAATGAATAGATTGGCCTCATTTAGATGATCGGCTTTTGTCTTAGCAAGGTTTTCAACGACATACTTCTTTCCGGAATTAATCGTCGCTTTTGGAATGCTTGAAACCTTGGCGTTAGACTTAAGTGCTTTTGATAAGAATGCGTCAACGCTCGTTTTATTGGCAAGATACATTGCCCCCGCAGCAGCCACCGTTGTCGCAGCTGCTATGGCAACAACTTTTCGTCTAGTAGAGCGTTTCTTTTTATCGGCAGTCTTTGGAGTTTTACGCTCCCCCCATCGCATGCCGAGAACACCATAATGAATCAAAGAATTTTCCATTTTGTGTTCCCCTTTTTACTTATCTGTTTATTTTTTCCGGCATTAGTAATTTGAAGAGTAGCAATTGATTGTTTCATATCCATACCCTCAACAAGTTTTTTAGCCTTTTCTATACCCTTGGCTATGTTCTGTTGTCTTGTTGCTCTTTCTGTGTAAAAATCCTTCTTGGCGTTTGCTGTGGCTACTTTTTGTTTGGTTGACCAACTAGCATTATTACTAACTTTTCCGTCGGCGTTAGTCCGTAGATATGCATACGCCCCGGCTCTGTCGGCTTTCCTAAGATTTGCTTTGGCAGATTTGTCGTATGACTTTTTAGAGAATCTAAGGATGCAGAAGATCTTCTTTTTCCCCACTTCATTCCGAGGACACCGTAGTGGGCAAGTTCATTTGAACCGCTTATGAAATTCATAATTAATACTCCCTTTCTGGTATCAACCAAAATTATCTTTGTTGAGTTTATATGCGACCCAGGCGTCCATAAGGGCCGAGACACTGTCGATCTTCTGGTCATACCTTTTCTTAAGTAGCTTGCGATTACCGTTAGTATCTTCGAGGGTTATAGCATTCCCCATTGCAAATGACATAAGCTCTTCATCGAAGATTAGCATACGCTCCTCAGATAGTGTCTTGAGCTCTCCAAGTGGTACGGATTCGGTCCTGGAACCTTGAGGAACTTTAACGATACCAAAAGGACCGTTTTCGGTCTCCCATCTAGCAATGAATTCTTTAGCGTTGTATGGGTCGAAGCCGACACAGCAGACGTCATACTGGTTCTCCTGTATGTGCCTATCCAGGTCTTCGTATACGACCATCATGTCGAGAACAGTACAATCTAAAACAATCAATGAACCCTCGTTGATAAATTGGTCATACTTGATTCTCATTGCTCCGGGAAGACGCATGAGTGTAAGCTGAGAGATGTAACATCTGGTTTTGACACCGTAAGTTCCATCTTTAAGAGGAAAGAGAAATGTAAAGGCGCAGAAGTCGTCACCCTGAGACAAGTCAATCCCTAATGCACAGGACATAGACCAAAACTGGACCTTACGCTTATGAGGTAGTGTCTCTTCATATGTAAAGAAGTAGGTATAGCCTTCCATTGGGATTCCGAAGCGCTTAGCGAGAATATCATTCCGTGCTGCTGGGGCGTTTTCAGCCCGCTCGACATCAAGCTGGTAAGTTTCATAAGAAACAGTCTTCCCGAGATTAGGATTAGCTTTAATCCACATTGCTGGGTCGCCAACTTCTCGGATATCGTCGAGTCGGTAGTAGAAGATCGATACATGAGGGTTATAGTATTCGCCCCGAAGTATCTTCATGAGTTCCATTTTGATTGTATCGCCAGCACCATTACGAACTGTTCCCTCAGAACTCATTGCAACTATGAGCCAGTCATCAACTTTGGATGCTCCCTGCTCAATGGCACCGACAACGTCCTCTCGAACGTCTCCTGAGAGCCACTCGTCAATGGTTGTAACCTTCGGTCGGGGTCCTTGAAGTTTGTCAATAGACATTGGGCGCACTTCAAGTAACGACCCAGTAAGAAGATTCTCGATTCCCTTTTTGGTTGGGACAAGCTTCTGACGATTAGCCTTGGAGTTGCTTGTGTTGGGGGCGGAACCATAAGTTAAGAACTTATACAATGGCCCTCGTGCACGTGTGATAGCCGTTCTTATAGGGGACATGACTTCGTCGGCTTGCTTCATTGTCGGGGCCGTTGTAATCTGATGAGTTGTCGAGGTGTCGATGTTAAGGAAGTAGTTTTGTATGCATGAACCATACATTGACTTTGCGGCGCCACGAGCAACGATTAGATACTGTTTGTTTACGAGCCTCTTTTTGACCATCTTGGTAACATACTTACCGCCATGGTTGTCTGGGTTTGGCTCATAGATACTCTTCTCCATGAAGTAATACCAACCAAATATCTGTTCGGCCCAGAGTTTGAATGTGTCTAAGAGGATCAAGTCAGCGCCATCAGTAAGAGTGAGCTCGCTCTCACAGAATTTAATGAACCCCTCTACCGCGTCCTCATCATAGTAGACTCCGCGGTTGGCAATGAGGGCGTCAATTCGGTTCATCTCCATAACAATCTCTTTGCAGACTGGTATGTTCCCTCGTAGAACTTCGTCACGGAATTGTCCGTAGTATTTTGGAGTGGCGGTATTGGATAAACTCATAAATTAACCTGTTTTCTTAAGAGCCTTGGCTATGTCTTGACCGAGAGGCGATTTATATAAACCATATAGCCCAGTGATTGCAGTGCCGGTTGCCGTAACTGCCTTAACAAAGTTCATGCCCTTTTGGTAATTATTAGGAACAAGATTTTTGTATTGCTGCTCAAGTTGAAGTCGTGTTGTAAGGTCCTTAAGTTCCTTTGTTGAGAGATTTTGATACCCTTTTGATTTAAGTTCAAGAGATCTCTCATAGTCAGTCTTCTTCCCAGGCTTCGGAGGTGTTAAATCCTTATACTGCTTCTCCAACTGAAGCCGCGAAGTGATGTCTTTGAGTTCTTTAGTCGGGATTTTCTTAACTTCATCGTCGTCATCATTAGATGCTGGCTTCTTCATTGATTTTGCTTTTGAAACAGAAGCCTTACGATTACGTCTTACTCCCCACTTCATACCTAAAATGCCGTAATGAGCTAAGAAGTCGTCAACTTTATGTGATAATGTTTTTTCTTCCTCATCATTAGAGAGGACGTCCTCAAAGCTGCCCATTCTGGCAACAAAATTTGCATAGTCTTTGTCCAATGGCATAGTAAATTCTCCTCTCTTAAGACGCGTCGACTGTTATGGCGAACATGTTACGTTCGGAGTCGTATTCTAACTTGCGATATGTAAGTTTGTTCGGGGCAAGAATTGCTTCCTGGTTGCTTCTGGTGTTAACAAGTGCCTTTCCACCAGAAGTTTTTGCGTCGGCAAGGACACCTGGGGTCTTCTTGCAGTTAATTATCAAATATGTGTTATAGGTTGAGGCGGCGGTAGGATTAACTGAGCGCCAGGTATCAATTGCAAACAACGGAGACGTACTTGTGGAAAATACTCGATTCTCAGAACGAGATTTGCCAGAGAACCCCTTCGAAAAGCTCGCAAAAGCCGCAGCAGCTTCCTTGTCATCCAGCGCGTCGAGCTTTTTAGAGATTCCATCAATTGAAAACTTCATATTGCAGCTTCTATAAACGGTTAAACCGTCAACAGAATTCTTAGCAAGGGATTGCTTGAGCTTTTTAGCGTCCTCAGCAAACTCTTTAGGTTCGCCGATAGCCAAATAGCCATTGATTCCTCTTGAGTATCTTGCC